ATTGAAAATACTTCCAAAGCTTTAGAAAAACAATTTACTGATAACCCTAAAGAAATTGGGAAGATAAACGCATTAAATATAATTAATAAGGCAAAAAATATATCCGATAAAAATGAATATTTAAATTGCGATGCTTTTTGCACAAGATTAGTCAATAACAAATCATTTAAATCAGAGTTTGATGATATTCCTTTTAAGTTTGAATCTAATGAAAATAAAGTAGGTCAATTAGAGAATAATTTACAAGAAGGAGATATTATCGCTTTCGGTGAAAAAGATAATGTAAGACACTATGCTACTTATATTGGTGGAGGGAAAGTTATTGAGGTAGAAGAGTGGGGTTCTAAACCTCGTGAATATACTCTTGAGGATAACTTGAAAGATTATGAAAATGTTGCTCATATATATAGAGATAAAAAAGCTGCTACTTCGTTAGAGTTATCTGAAGCATATCATAAATCAAAAGAAGATGGGACTAATCCTGAATTAGTGTCGTCAGTGGAGGCTATAGTAAGAGAATCTACTCCTGTTAAGGCAGAACCTACTACAGAAGAACCTGCTGCAACAGAAACTGCTAAAGAAGAAGCAAAACCTACAGAAGAAAAACCTAAAGAAGAGTATGTAATGGATGCATTATATACTAATCCTCGTGAAATGATTGCTTATTTCGCAGAGAAACTTAAGGTAGAAGATGCTGCTAAAGAGTTAGGGTTAATAGATAAAGCTATTAAGTCTTACAGAAATATTAATAAAGTTATTGTAGACAATATGTTTACTCGTGCTTTAAGTAAGATTGAGGCTACTGGATTTGTTGGTATTAGAAAGATTGGAGATGCTACTATTGTTAAATATAATGATAAAGACAAATCTGGTAATACTGTAGAAAAAGAGGTGTCATTAAATTCTCTTTGGAAATCTGCGTTTGGATACACAGAAGACAATATCAAAAAAATGATGTATGCTGCTCAAAATTCCAATAATGCCGCAGCAAAAGAAGTAGAGAATTCATTATCTGTATTAGTTAAAAATATTTCATCAACTGAAGAATTTCAGAAGGCTAGAAGAGAATTGCCAGGCGAAAAGAGTAATGATGCTAATTTGATTTATAAAGTATCTCGCAACTTAAATGCAATGATTGGAGATGACGTTAAGTCATTACTCCGTGTACATTCTTTAATTGACCCAGAGGTATTTGTAGATAAAGTAAAAGAAGCAAAAGAATTCTATCCTAAAACAGTTGAAGATTTAACTGTTAATGAGTTGCGTCTATATAATACATTGCGTACAATGAATGACTTCATTCACGAATGGCATTATAAAAATGACTTTATTGACCAATATACGTATGAGAAAAACAAAGGTAAATACTTTGCTAGAGCGTATAAGGTTATAGAGGACAGACAAAACGAAGAGCTATATGATGCAATAAACAAGGCTGGGGCAGGAGTTGACTTTAGTATGTTTAAGCAAAGAAAAGAATACAGCGAAGTTAACTTAGAGTCTGAAGACCCTATCTATATTACTTCTAAAAGACTAGCAACCATATCTCATAATATGGCTGTAATGGAATTTGCTGAGAAGGTTAGCAAAGATGAATCATATAAGTCTTATGATAAATTATCTGATGTGCCAGAAGATGTAAGAAAGTTCTACAGAAAATTAGAAGGATTTGGTAGTAAAAAAAGATTTGGACCACTTACTAACAAGTATGTACCAATCCAGATTTATGAGCAATTGTATGGTACTACTTATGTATCAGACTTAATGAATGACTACATCAATAAGGGCTTAAATTTCTACAATAGACTTTGGATGAGACAGTGGTTAAGCAAGTCTAAGACATTGTATAGCCCTCTTACTCGTTTAGCCAATATTACATCTGGTATATCGTTTGGGTTACAAGGTGGTGTAGGTCCTATAACAATGATTAAAAACAGGGCTGCAGCAAGAAAATCTTTGGCTGAGTATGATGAAGATGCGCAGGCTTTAACTAAAGCTGGGTTAATGGGTGTTAGTGTCGCAACAGAGGATAGCAAGAAATCTGCTCTTAAAGAGGACGCTAGATTTAAGGAATTTAGAGAAAAGATAAATACTATTGATGACTTAGTAGCAAAGACATATAGTAAGGCTGACGATATAACTAAATTATCATTCTACAAAGGTCTTGTATATGATATGGGAGTATCTAAGGAAGATGCAATAAAGCAAACTGCAGAACAGATGCAAAACTACAATACAGTAGGTAAAGCCTGGGATGCTGCGTCTAAATTGCCTATTTTCGGAGACAAGTTCGTTAAGTTTAAAGCTGATTCGATGCGTATTATGTATAATTCATTGAAGAATAGACCAATCTATTATCTAATGAATGCTGCGTTAATGCAAGGTCTTTACAAGGCGTTCTCTAAGATGTCTGGAGAATCTGAAGAAGAAAAAGAAGCAAGAGCTAACAGACCAAATATCCCTAAGTCATTCTTATTTGACACAGGGTGGTTGATTAACGGAACTGAATATAACGTAGCTAGATATTTATCACCATATTCTGTTTATGACAAAGGATATAATGGTAATACATTGAGTGAGATATCAGATTGGGCACCATTGCACGTTCAGTATCTTAAAAAGGGAGAAGGTATAGCTGGAACAGGTTATAGTTTACAATCTCCTGACCCATTATTAGGACCAATTGCTCAATATCTTGCCGATAGAGCACAGAATGGTATGAGAATATCTGACCCTAAAGCAAGTAGATATGTTTCAGAAACATTAACTCCTAATCAAAAGGCATTTAATCAAGCTATGTATCTAAGTCGTTCTTATGGAGCGCCATATGCAGCTTGGATTCAGGATATAAACTCTGCATTTAAGCAAGAAGGAGATTTATATGGAAGAATGAGAAATCCTTGGGGTGCTGCATTAAGTATTGCTATTAAGAATGAAGATATTACTCCAGATGTTTTAGTAAAGAAATATGAAAATTATCTCAATACTATGAGTCGCGATGTTCAAGACATAGCAAATAATGTTAAAGCAAGAAATTCTGCTAAGAACAAAGAGATATTTAATATAGAAGAAAGATTCAGAAATGGAGAAATAAGTGAGGAGTCTAAGAATTCTCAAATTGAAAAAGCTGAAAAAGCATATACTGATTTCTACAATTATTCTGAAACAGCTACGGTAGAAATATTTGATTATGCTAAGCAGCCGCAGGAAATTCTTGAAAAACTTAATAAACTGAAAAAAATAAAATAATGATAAAGAAAATAAAAGGAGGCTACAAGTTAGTCTCCAAAACTACTGGACGTAATCTAGGAACTGCTAAGACTAAGGCAGGTATAGAAAAACGTGAAAAACAAGTGAATTATTTTCGTTATATTGCGTCGAAAAATAAGAAGTAATTATGGCAAGTCTATTAGAAATGCAGAAAGCCAAGAGAGCTGTAGCCTTTGGTACTTTAATGAATGACTACTCGGAGTCTTCTTCAGAAAAAGAAGGTCCAGAAAATCCTCAAGAAGAATTGTTATGTGAGATGTTAGAAGCATCTGCTCAGGCAAAAGTTTTCCATTGGCAAACTTCTTCTGCTGTAGAGCACAAGGTCTTAGGTAAATTCTATGAAGAGTTCAATGAGTTAATGGACAAGTTTATTAAAACATATCAAGGAAGCTACGGCAGAATGATGGTGGGAAGTGAAATGGAAGTTAAGCCTTACACAATGGATGCTCCTGTTACTTTTTTAGAATCATTTAAGGCTTATGTGTCAGGTGATGCTAGAATGTTTGTAATGGGCAATTCTGCGCTAACAAGCATATTAGATGAGATTAGTGTATTGGTAAGTAAAACTATCTACCAATTAACTTTTAAGTAATATGAAAAATGGGTTATACGCTAATATTCACGCTAAGCGGAAACGAATTGAAGCTGGTTCTGGAGAAAAAATGAGAACTCCAGGTACTAAAGGTGCTCCAACAGCTAAGCAATTCAAACAAGCCGCTAAAACAGCTAAGAAGAAATGATTAACGATTCAATAAGAAATAAGCTAGAAAAATATGGTCTCTCAGGTGTTAATAAACCTAAGAGAGATACCCATAGGGGTAAGTCTCATATTGTCTTAGCTAAAGAAGGAAACCGCGTAAAGCTCATTCGCTTTGGTCAAGCAGGTGTTAGAACTAACCAGACAGTTGGTCAACGTCAAGCGTTTAAATCTCGTCACGCAAAGAACATTGCTAGAGGGAAAATGAGTGCAGCGTATTGGTCTAACCGCGTAAAATGGAGTCCGAGTAAAACAGCATCCCTATCTCTTAGATGGGTTAAAGGTTAATAATTATGTTATCTAATTTATCAGATTTATTATTCAGCAGGGTAGACCCTGACCCAGTTCAGACAGCTGTATCACAGACTGCTATGGTAGGTATGTCGCCACAATCTCAAGCACAGGCACAACAGCCAGTTGCTGCACCACAACAGGCACAATTCCTTAATACTACAGCACAGGGTAAGCCAGGAAAAACGCCTCAGAATGTTTTAGATTATTTGAAATTAATGGAAGAAGGGGGAATAGAAACTCCTCCAGGAGAGGTTCCAGCTTTTTTAAATGAAGGAGTTAAAGCACAAGGAGGAAAACCTACTAAGAAACTTAATCTTTCTGGAGTAAATGCAACTACAGCAAACCTTGAAGAAGACGCAGGTAATCCTTATCAGAAATTATTAAAAGGCACATACGGAACTAAAGAGGTTAACTCTCTTACTGGGAAATATGAAACAGAAGAAGATTCGTACAGAAGGATGTTGCTTGGAAAGAATATAGGAGGGGAAAGATTAGATAAAGCTTTATATATAAAAGAACGTATGATGGACTTTAATAGCAAGCTTCCAGATTCTCTATCAAGAAAAGAAAAAGAAATGAAAGCTACCCAATACCTTAATAAAATTCAAAAAGAAGGTCCTGTAGCTTGGTAAACGAAAAGCCTCATATACGCCTCTGTCCAATATGCCAAAAAGAACTGGCATACAGAGAGGTGTCTGAAAGGAATAGAAAACACAAGAATAATGTTCCTTGCAGAAGCTGTTCTAACTCATTAAGAGGCTTAAATAATTACTACGAAGACATTCCTGTTGCATGGTTTAACGGAAAGCTTAGAAGAGCAAAGCAAAGAGATTACGAGTTTACGATTACAATAGATTACATTTGGGACATCTACATCGCGCAAGATAAAGTATGTGCGCTGTCTGGTGTCCCAATTTGTTTTAAGGACAGTGCCTCTCTTGACAGAGTAGATAACTCCAAAGGTTATGTGCACGGGAATATACAGATTGTACACAAGACTCTTAACTATATGAAGTACACCTACTCTCAGGATTACTTCATAAAAATGTGTAACTTAGTGGCTTCAAAACATAATGTTGAGCGTGACGATGAAAAAATCAGCTGAGTACTACAAGAAAAATCCAGAGAGTTACGCTAAGAAATTAGCATACGATAAACAGCATAACGCTAAACCAGAACAACGCGCTAAGCGAGCAGGGTTGGTTAAGGTTAACCGCGAAAGGGGTACTTATGGTAACGGAGATGGACTAGACGCCTCTCATACTAAGAGAGGTATCGTAATGAAGAAAGCATCTGTTAACAGAGCATCTAAGACAGATACTGCAGGCGACAGACGTGCGCGCGGAGGAAAGAAGTAATTACTTTGTATCTACATCTTCCCCTAAGAAATCTTCGCCCTTATAATCAGGATGATTCTTTTGCATATAGTCTATGCCCCTAACCCAGTTATAAACGACTATAAATAATATAGCGAATGTGATTAAGAATATGATTGCTGATTTCATTGTAATAAAGTTGATTCGTAAATAGCGTGAGCTATGGTCGTTGGATTAATTGGTTTCTCATACAATCCTATTAGCTTTTTAGCAGGAATAAAATACGCTTCAAATGTCTTAGGCAAAGTAACAATCACTAAAGCTACAATATCTTCTTCGCTTGGATTTTCTACAATTCTGTCCTCAGTAGAGAACAACCAAGATGGATTCCTTCCTTCTTTACTCATAAAAGACTTAACGTGAACTTGTTTTCCGTCGGCTACAATATCTGCCGCGTGAGACTTTCTTTTGCGTTCATATATCATTATATCAGGAGGGCTAACAATCTTGTACTCAGGGAAAGATATGAGTGTATTAAAGATAGCATACTCAGCCATCTTACCTATATACGCCCATTGCTTTAATTTAATTATATCTCCTTCCCCTTTTGTAGCGTAGAATTCCTTTTGATTAGTTGCGCTTTCGAGAGAAAACTTATTACATAAATCTTCTTGGTAACTACTAGGCTCTATAAGCTTTAGTTTCTTTAGTTGCATAGGAAATTATTTGTACGTAAAGTTTATAATGTTTTTTACCTAATGACTCATCTGGTATTATATGCAATCCTTTGTAATATTTTTTATTGTCATCTATTATTAGATTGGTGCTCCTTAGATAATCAATCAGGAATTTACAATGCAATATTGTATTGTCAGCGTCTAGCCTTGAATTATATCTTAACGTTAGCTGATATTCGTTTATTTGCCTATTGTTTTTAATTGGAATCTTTGAAAAAAGATTTGTCCAAAAAACTTTTTCCTTACTTCTTATTGTCCAATGAGGAGAGCTATAAAATTTGTTTAAGGATATATCTACTCCTTCCCATTCAAATAAAAGCTCATCTATTATTTTATACATATTGGAATCTATTTTTTGTTTTTACTCTTCCTTTTAGCCATCCTTTAAATGTAGAGTAATTAGCACATATAGATTCGCAAGCATCTTTAGCGCAATCGTAAAATATTCCATTTTCTAAATCTAAAACAATTTTGGCTTTAGGATTTTCTCCTCTTAATTGTGTGCCAATCTTAGATTTACTCATATTTTTTCTCCATTCTTCTGAAAAAACTCTACCAGTTAACGCTTTTCTTATGTTTTCTTTTCTTGATTCTGAGCATGGTTTCCCAAAGAAAGGATGTTTCTCCCCTTTTTTAGATTCACTTATTTTTCTTTTAGTATCTTCAGAAACAACTTTGGCAGCCATCATAAGCCTGTGTGACAATAATCTTTCTTCAGAAAACTTTACTCCTTTCATTGGGTTGCTTTTCCCAGTCATTCTATCGCGCAATTTCTGTTTATTTTCTTCAGAAATAGTCTTTCCTTTATGCTTATCTCCTATCTTCTTTTTTGTTTCTTCGGAATGTGTTCTTCCTATTAATGAATTCCTGATATTTTCGATTTGAGACTGAGGAAGTTTTCTTCCTTTGTTAATTTGGCTTAATTTAGATTTTACTTCATCAGAGTGAGTTTTCCCATACATATAATTTTTTTCGCCTTTAACTCTTTTAGATACAGCTTCCCTGAATTCTTTTGAGGCGACCCATCCAGTTGTCCCATCTCCTCCATTTGTCATGTTAGATAAACTTCCTAATCCTAAATCTTTCCTTCCATATTCTTTTATTAAATCAATTTCTATCTGTTTAGCTTCGTCAAACGTTATGTTTTCTATAACAAATTCTACTCTGTATCCACATTTAGATACAATCTTTTTCCACAGGCTATTTCTTCCGAGTTTGGAATATGCTCTATTTTTTTTATCATTAGAACATATTCCAACATAGAATACCTCATTATTATCTAACCTTATGTGACGATATACATATCCCATATTAGTGGATTACAATTGTCTTGTCATTTATAGTAACACTAATATCTACTGAGACTTGATAGCCATTGGCAGATAGATTCCTTACCATCTTAGATATACGATTTAATCCTAGTCCATAAACATTCCTCTCTAATTGAGATACCTGTTGAACAGTATTAAATCCAGCTAACGGCGCAAACTCTACCTGCTTTAAGCCTAATTCTTTTCTAATTTCTTTTATTATATTTGTCATTTTCCTTCTCTTTGGCAAACTTAGCTTTAGCTGAGTCTATCTTTTGGCGGTGTAAATCATAGAGCTGTGCTCCAATATTATCCCACACCTGATTGAATGTTCTATTTTCCATTATGATAGGGTTACTCTTATTGAAGTTGAACTTGTCTTAACAGGTGGGTAGTATTCTAACATCTCTCCTGTATCTTGGTTTACGGTTGTGGTCTTAGACTTACAACTCTTAGCAAATGCTTCGATGTCTTTAAGTTTTTTTGTCTCAGCATCGACGCGAGATTTTTGTTCTGCCCACGCTTTTGACTCTGAGAAGTCGTACTTAACCCCAGCCTCAACTGCCTTAACGGTAGTTCCTAGTACATCAGTTTCATTTCTGTCGTATGTTTCTAGTTCGGTAATAGCAAAGTCTTTAAGACCCTTCTCTAACTCCTCTAGCAAGAATATGTATTTTCTACATAATGCTAGGTCTTTTAGAGGTTCCCCGCCATTGTAAGCCATATCCTCAAGATACTGGCTAACAATGTTTGTTATTTCTTCTTTGTTTGCGGAGACAATTGTTGTTTTCTTTAATGTCGCTAATTCAAACATATTAGAAAGGAAGCAAAGAACTATCTGCTGGTTCATCAAACGAAGGTATAGATGATTCCTGCTGAGGCACTTCAATAGTGTATGAACTAACTTCTTCTGCAGCAGAGTTGTTGCTTGACTTACGTGCATTAAAATAATCCTTTAACCCATCATAATTCTTGTCAGCTAAATCACTTGCTGAAGCCTCAATAGATGCTCCAATTTGGAATACAGGTGTACTGTATTTAACAGAACCCTTCTTTGCATCTAATGCTCCTACTACATTAACATAATTACCTAAGAAAGATTTACGATTCTCCTTTGCAAAGTCAGACCACGTCATTAAAGCCGCACCTTTAAATGAGAAATTAACAATCTCTCCATTTAATTCAGCATATAAGCTAACGTGATAATCTCCACCAGCTGAATTTACCTTAGATTTAATGTCTTGGTACAATCCATTGGCAATCTCGCCTCCTTTGAATGCGCGAACTGATAACGGCTCAGTCTTTGTAGACTTAACTTCATTAGAATAAATACCTGACCCAGAAGCGTCGTGCCATCCTTTGATGGTAGCCATCTCATCATAATGAATAAATTTAACAGGGATAGGAAGCTTTTTGTTTTCCTTAGCTTCTTTGTCCCAATAGGTAAAACATTTTTCGTTAGAAGACCAAGATAAGTACTTCTTAACTGGCGACTGAGTTGTTGTCGCATATGCATCTGAACGTGCCATATTTTTTATTTGTTTGGTTTAATAATTACTAACTAATTCTTCTTGTGCTAGGATAACTATCCTAACTGTCATTCTTCTTAATTGTCTTTCGACTCTTGATTTCAATACACCTCTTCTGGTGTAGTTTTCGGGGTCTGATGCGAGTATCTCAGCCTGGCTGATTACTTCGCTGTAGCGTGTTTTTCTCATTGTTTGATTGATTTCTTCTACAAAGTTAATAAAAACATTTATTAATACAACAAATAAATAAAAATATTTACAAAAAAAAGATAGCCCGTATAACAGGCTACCTTTTCGAACACACTTATGAAAATCAAATAAACAACTATTTCTTGTTTGGTTGGGTAACGTACTTATATGTAACAACTTCCGCGCCATCGTAGAATTTTACTTCAGATTCTGACTTAGTGTCATTACGGTGTGCCTGCAACTCTTCTTCTAACTTAATCAATTCTCTTTTAAGCTTTGTTAAATAAAGCAGCCCATCCATCATTTCTTGTTCTAAATGAACTAACCACTCTACTGTAGATAAATCTCCTCTATCCATAGTGGTTCCATATTTATTAAGACCCACCTGAGCTCTTGCTCCAAATTCTTTTATTACCTCTAGCACAATACTGTCTATATGTACAATCTTTTCCATCTCTTTATTCAACTTCATATTCTTTAAAAATTGCTGATACTTTGGTTGCACATTCTATTTTCTTATCCTCTTCTAGCAATTCTAGTTTTAATGCTATCTCGAATAGATGGTCTGCCTGTTGTGATGCATTAACGAATTGCTCTACCACAGATATTGAATCTCCACCATCTCCAGCTTTGATTAAAGCATCAACTTGCGATTCTAATTCTTTGACTAACAGGTTAGTATATTGCTTTATCCTGTGGTAATGGAAATTAGATGGAGCTACTTTCTCATCTATAAAATCTCTTAGGGATTGACACTTTGCGTAGTAGCAAATCATATCCCTAATTTCTTGGTCATCCAAGGCTCTTTTCTTTTTCACGTTGTTGTTTGGTTTATGTATGTTTTTGCCGTTCTAATATCGAGTTTACCTCCTCGGCTTTTAAAATATTTACATATTGTATTCAATGATATGCCTAGCATATAAGCCTCCGCAACAAATAAACTCTTTGCTTTTGACACCCATACCGCCTTGCCTCCTTTAATAAACTTCTCAATCAATTCGGCATTAACTTTCTTTTGAGATTGCTTTACTTTCTGTCTAGTAAGGCTGTCCAAATACTCAAAATCTTCTGCCAATCTTTGATTGTTAAAGAAGGTCTTTGAACGGTTATTTCTTTTCTCCAATCCAATGAACCCGCTGTCAAGTAAGAATACTATATGAGGATAACCGCATCTTTCACATCTGTATGACTTGCCTAGTTGCCTTCTTATTAATCTCAACTCATTACTATGACCGCATACTCTACAAACAGTCCTATGGTAACTCATTACATCTTAGAGGATATTCTTCCAATAACTTCTTCTAGTATTTCCCTTGTCAAAGGCTGATGGTCAGTATCCGTGTCTTGAGAAAAGTTGGCTAACTTATTCTTTTCAGCAAGGCTTACTTTCTTAAGTAGCCATTGCAACTCATCAATTCGAGTCTTGTATTCGTCGCAACGTTCTTCGCTGACATACTTAGTTAGCTTCTCGTGGTTTGCTTCTTTGAGTTTAGCCCGCATATTATTCATACGGTCTAGTATTATTTTCTTTATCATATCTTAAATCTAGGGGCTGTAGCAGGGCTCGAACCTGCAAGTTTTACTTATGTAGCGAACACCTCGTAAGGCAAAAACACATTGCGTCTACCGTCGGCAGGGGACACCCCTACCCTTCCGCCATACAGCCCGTTTTGCCGTCTTTCCGTGCTGCCAATAGCTATCCTCACACCAACTCAGATAACTACATTTGCTCGCCTCCCTACTCACGCTGAGACTTTGCGCTTTCGGTAATATGGTGACTAACTATCCTTAAACCTTATTCAAAGATAGGTAAACGTTTTTATTGAGTCAAGTTTTGGGACAAATAAATCTTAAACCCCCTTATTGCCCTATAAGCCGCCTGTTGCGCACGACCTTTGCTGTGAATCAATCTACCAAGATTAGTTCTAACCATATCAATGTCACTATGGCAAATAATTCCTTGCTTATACCTTACTTCTTTCGGCTCAGTATTCTTTTCAAGATATTCTGTAGCCCATTGAATGGCTTTTTCATAGTTTGAATCCTTCGCATCGTCTGCCATCTTACATCTACTTTATAAAAATACCATTCAAATAATTTAATATGGGGGACAATATTATAGCGCAACTCTCTAGGAACATCCTGATATTTTTCTGCGCGGTATATGATTCCCCAGAGTTTAATATAAAAACCCCTAACTCTGCGAAAGTTATAACGTTTGAACTCCATCTCTGAATTTGTTGATAGTGGCGGCGTTCGTTTTAACCCATCCGTTATAGGACAGGTTAGCTTCAATTCTGTCGTTGACCGCTCCAAGTAATCGGTAGCGATAGTTTCCTGCTTTGTCATAATAGTTTACTTTAAGTTCGTTGTAGTCAACTATGCAAACCTCGTTTCCATCAGCTGATTTATAATGCATTAATTTAATCTTCTTCATCTTCGTCGTAGGTTAATTGTTTAACTAAGTCTTCCATATAACGCGCCTTCATAGCGACGTCTTTGTTACCATTCCAAAACTCGGAGTAATGTTCGCGAGGGATAGCGTACCATAGGTCTTCATATGCGTTCCTCCAGAATACATACGGGTACAAAAAGATTGATTTATTTTGCATAAGATAAGTTTTTAAATGAATCAATTGCTGTAAGCCAAATATCCCTCATAAGTATTTTTGTTGCTTGATTCCAAGCAATAGCAGATGCCTCTTCTTTATCTCTATCCTTTATAATCCATTCATATCTTAGCAATATTTTATTGCCGTCAACAAGTTTGATTCTGCAAACGAATGTGGTGTTCTTGTATTCATAATTCTCAAAAAATTCGAATGCAATTTTTATATTCTCATATCCTTTGGTTGAATTAAGAATTTCCTGTATTTCATTTATTCGCCAATTTATAACTGGATTTAATCCTTTATAATCGGCATATGATTGTGCGTAATCTTCTTTATAGTACATTATCTTATTGTTTAAATTTTTAGTAATCTCTTACAAGTGAATAAGTTCCGCAGTATTCGTCTTTTTTGCCATTAACCAATGCCTCAAGGAATAAGAAAGAATCTGTGTCAAAGACCATATATTCCTCAATCCATTCCTTATTATAATCACTCCAGATTTGCCGAATGATACTTACTGATTCGTGTTTTGTATTTTTGCATAAAAACAATCTTGTTCTTGAGCCATATCCATATTGGTCAGTGTATTCGTAAACTTCAACAAATCCATCCCTACATTCCAAGTAATCATTTACGAATGATTCTTTTTTGTTTTCTGAATCAAGAAAAATCTTGTCACCTCTATTTAATTTTTCCATAGTTTTTATTTAAGCGAAAGGTGCGGGCTTTGGATTTCCATAATTCACTTCGTAATACTGATTAGCATCATCGTGAGCTAATATCTGATAGTCTAAATAACCATAATTATAAGCATCCTCTATCTGCTCTCTTTCCACCTTTAATAATGATTCAATCTTATCTTCAATCATCCTTGGTGTATCTAAATCCATCGGGAATGTCATCCTTGTCCATTCCATCATTTGTTGCATTGCTGTTTTATTTGCCATAAGTTTCGTTGTAAATATCTTCCAATGATTCGTTAATATGAACTATTCCAGTCCAACTGCATTCTGCCTTATTTAACACTTTACTGGCAAAATCTAGCTTCTGCTCTTTCTCCATTTGTTTGGCTTGTTCAATTTCATCTTTATGGTCATAATAGAATGTCAATGCTTGAAATTCATTGTGTTTTCTTGCAAGTTGTTCAACTAACCATTCTACTGCTGTTTGTTTATCCTTCATTATTTTCTTCTTTAAATTCAGTTACATAACTATAATCTGTTTGGTAGTTTGTCTTGTTCTCGATTGAGTACACCGACATATCAATCTGATAGCCTGGGTTCTTATCAATGCGATTGTAAGTCCAAGCGTTATCCATCCAAATGATTCTGTTGTTTGGGTAGATAAAGTAATTGCCATTGTCCATCTTAAAAACGTGACCACACTTGTGCTCAGGTGTCTCTGAGAAGTTAGTGTCTAACATACCCTTGTTCTCAAATGCCCAGTCTAGCGTAAACAAGTAAGTGCCTTGTCTTTTAACGCCTGATATAGATATTAAATCCGCTTTTAATCCTGACATCCTTGCTCTAACTTGAACATCCACATATGAGCTAAAGCAGTCCCAGTACATATACTCTGTAACAGGTAGCTCTTCAGCATCTTTTCTCCAGCAGAATGCGTGGATAGGTCGACGTGTCCAATTAACTCCGTTCTCAAGGAATGCTTCGAACAAAGGAATTCTTTTCTCTATAGATGCTACTGAGTGTACATCGCATAGCGTGTATTCTCCGTGACCTTTAGTGTGGTTGAACAAGAACTCATTGCGGATGAAACAAGTTAGTGTTGGGATGTTATGATTCAGGTATGGCATTTGTTTTTTATATTTATACTATGTCTTTAATTAGATTACACTTAGAGCAAATGAACCATTCTTTTCTATCTAACCCCATGCCTAGAAAATAACCATTAGAGAACAACTTTTTTTTGTTGCACCAATTGCACGTCATTTTTTTCGGTATTTTAACTTCTTTATTTTCCATTATTTTGTTGTTTAGTTATCCCTTCCACACAATACTCTTTTTAATTTCTTCTTCTCTAAATTCGATATGTTTTTGTGCTTTTTCAATAGATGTAAATCTTGTGCCTTCGGTAGTTCCATATACTCTATAAAACTGAACTTCTATCCATGATTTAAAAGTCATCCATAAAAATTTTTCTATTACTAATTCCTCTACATGATAAGTTAATTCATACTCAATTTCAGGTATCCAATTTGCTATTCCTTTTGTGTTTTCTGACAACACAGGAACTTTTGTTTCTATTATTCTATATCTTTCCATAAGTTTTATTGTAATATTGTTCTGCTTCTTCCATAAGAATATCTGTACCTGTTTTACTCATATCTACCTGATGTAAGTGCATAGCAAATTTTATTATCTGCTCTTTCTCCATTTGTAACAATTCTTTTGCTTTCATTACACAATCCATAGGAGTACAGTCTGAATCTATCCAATTAATTAAATGCTCCATTGCAGTTAGTTTTTCTGCCGTTTGCTTATTTTCCATTTACAATATCTTTTAATTGTTTCCAAATAGACTCAGATTTCTCTCCCCAGTAATGGTCGCACTTACCATCTTTGTCGACAGGTGGTATCAAGAAATAAGCCTGATATTCATCTGCCTTAGCGGTAAACCGATAGCACTTCTCTTTGTGTGGGCAATCTTTCCCGCTGCATTTACAGATGTCGCTCATTTGAAGTATTGTTTAATTGACCACCAAATAATCATTCTAAGCATAGACCTTTTCTTCTTTGGAGATAACTCAAGGAAATCAGCCTTAACTACAAATATTTCCTTGGGGATTGCCCACTTGTCGGCATCTATATCTATTTCTTCCCCTATATAATGACCTACTTTATGAGTAGTCATATTGTAAGATTTATACCATTTCATTGTTTTCTTGTTGTCTAGTTATGTTAAAATTATATCCAAAATAAGGTAACGTCTGATTGTCTCCGTAACCAAGAGTTTCTAATAAATCCTCTAGCTCCGAGTCAGACAAAGTCCCGCATTGTAATGCGTAATCCAAGACAAGAGCAAGGGCTTGCGTCCTTGTTATGTCAACTGTTGCTTTCCATCCCATTGTCTAAATATTTAGCGATGCATTTCTCAACATCATTGAATGTTTCAACCTCTATTTCTGCAATACTAAAATGACGCCTCTCGTGCTCCCACGTTCTGTTACGCCCTGCGAAGACAATCATAAGGTAATGGTGTGTATCATTCTCCTTTAAAAGAATTAGACTTCCAGCGTCTGGAACCATATAATACAAATACCCTAACGAAGCAATATGCTTTTTAGTCTTATTAATGAGTTGCGTTTTAGTCCTAGTCATTGTCGTAGTCGTATAAGAGTAAGAATCTTGCTATTAAATTTTCGTCAAAAAAAACATAATTTTCATCTGAGAATCTTATTTCTCCATCAACAGATGTCATCTTATATTTCTTGATAAATACCATAAAGTCTTTCAAGATAATATTTGGGTCAGATAGCTTTGAATTAATCAAAAACTGACTCTGCTCGCCGTGCTCGTATCCACGGAAATACGCGCTTCTCAGAGATGTCTTAACCTCTTCGAGTACATCTTCTAAGTGATGTTCTAGTGTGTCTTTCATTGTTTGGTTGGTTTAAATTTATTCTATTATATAATTACCTAAACTTATCCATTCATTACCTGAATGAATAGCTTCCATAGTATAATGTTCTAGCCATATCGTATGCTCAATCAATTCATCTTTTGACATTGCACGAACAGGAAAGAATGCAAAGAATGTGAATGTCTTTCGGTCTCCACATTTTGGTATTTCCGCAACAGTCCTTTTAAATATTTTCATTGTTTGGTTGGGTTAATTGTTGTTAATTGTTTCCAAGGCATAAGTGTCTTTAATTGCATATCAATAGAAGTCCAGTAGCTGTCTTGCGATTTTTCTATAAAATGAGTAACTCTCCAATGCTCATCATCTTCATCTCTCACCCAAACAACATCACCCTTATTAGGTAATTCTTCAGGTCGCTCTTGGCTGAATCCTTCAAGAGTGTATTCGGTGAAGGATAGAGTTGGAATAGCTCCAGATATAATTTTGCCATCAATTGAATAACATTGTTTATCATTATCAAATCGGCAAAATATAGGGTAATTAGCGTCAAAATCAATACGCTTAACAATCCCCCATCCGTATTGGATATCAAATACCTTGTCTCCCTCTTTAAATATAGTTTTCATTATTTCTTGTGTTTTAAGTAATCGTTTATCATTAATTCTACAACGTGCTGATACTCTTTGCACTCTATCAGTGCATATCCTTCCTGTTCTTCGTGGATATGAATTAAGTAGCATCCGCCTATTTTTAAGTTGGTATTCCGTTCCAAAAGTAGTTTATACAGATTAAGTTGGATACTATACGTTGTTAGTTCGCATTCTTGAAGAAAACTTATAGGCGCAAGCATCCTCTTTCTGTACTTACTGAATTCGTTAATCTCCTTTGATGTCTTATAATCTATAATAATAATCTCATTACGCTTCTCACTCCAGAATAAACCATCTATTTGTCCAGCTATACCTAGTTCAGCGTCGCCAACGACCAGTTCTAAGGCGATAGGGTATAGGCTATCTTTTGACTCAGTATAGAAATCAAGAAACATTTTCTTGCAGGCTTCTAGTCTCTCTTGCATTAGCCCCTCTCCAAATCTTTCATCGTAAACCGAGTAGTCAATAGGGAACACTTTATTATTCCAGTAGTCCTCAGCTATCTTATGAAGAAGCGTCCCCTTTGTCCGAGAGAAGTCTCCTTTGAATGCCCAATCATCTAGCACCTCCTGCTTAGATATCTTCTTCTTCTTCGCAACCTTTTCTGCCATCCCCTCTGAGTCAAACTTCTCCTTGTACAAACCAATGAACCCAGTCCCAGATATCAATTGTTGTTCGCCTACAAAATACTTATGAGCTTCATCATAGTACTTAATGTGTTTAAACTTGGATAACTCTTTTGCTATGTTCATCTAAAAAGGTGCTATGTTTACGTTTGTGTCAAAGTCAGGTTGAATACTTGCAATCACAGAGTTCTTGTAGGCTGGCTCTTGTGCAGTAAATCTAAATAACTCATCCTGTTCATCAGCTATTCTATTTGTAGTCACGTCGCAATACCTTATCACAGAGCCGACCATTCCATCTCTATTCTTTAGTAATATAAACTCTAGCGTGTAGTCGATATCAGGAACAGGTAAATTGTTAGCGCGCGCCTCCGCTTGAGCATAGTAGTAGGGTCTATATAATCCAATAACAACAGATGCATCCTGCTCAATGTTACCCGAACTTCTGATATCAGATAATTGAGGACGCTTATCGCTTCTACCCTCAGCACCGCGGGACAATTGACTCAGGCAAACAATTGGTATTCCAAGTTTACGTGTCAGCTTCTGAATCTTATTGGAAACAGAAGATACTTGACTGAAGTCATCCTGCCCGCGCATTTGATTGTCCCGAATCAACTGCATATAATCAATCACTACTATGTCAATCTTATTCTTTCTACATTCGCCAGTCAATATCATTGACAAGTAATTGACGTCACGATTATCTGAGTCATAAAAGAATATAGGCAGTTGCTTTAACTCTCTAGCATTAGATAATCTAATCTTCTTAACGTCCTCTTGAGTAATTCGGTTAGCTTTGATGTCAGAGTACTTGTACTCAGGTGCTTCAGATGAAATGTAACGATACATAAGCGATTCCTTTGGCATCTCTAATGAAAGAAACAATACTCTCTTACCTGCTTTGGCGGAGGCTTTTGCAAAGTCTAACCCTACAATAGTTTTACCCATTGAAGGACGAGCCGCCACAACAATCATCCCCTCCTGCCATCCACCTAGTGCATAGTTTAACTTCCTTGAGCCTGTATCAATACCCGAAAACTTAACGTTCCCCGCATTAACTTCTAGTTTATCCATTACATTATCATAGACTTCGCTAAGAGTAAATATCTCAGTAGACTTAGTGCCTTCAACAATCTCAGACAATCCATTCTCAATAATAGATTGCATTGTTGCAACATCATCCCCGTCGCGAATAGCACATCCAAGCTGAGTAGCAATGTCGTTGTACCTTCGCTTGTTTTCTAATTCGCGAAGGGTGACACATACACTAGTTAAATCAAAAGCTCTTTTGGGAAGCAACTTAATTACCTTAGAAGAGTCTATGTTTAATTCTGATTCTTTTGATTTAAGGTCTCTAAATATATCATAACGAGTAAACGCCTTACTGTCTATATTAAACTCAACCATCGAAGCGAATGACGCCTTCATCAGCGGGTCTATAAAGACTTCTGCATCTATTATTTTAGAGGCATCCCTTACTAGGTGCGGGTGCTCTAGTAAATAAGAGACTACGTCTTCTTCTAATAAGGTATCTACTATGTTATTTGATTTCATATTTAAAAATTATCAGGAATTACTATTTCTGTTATTTTGTTTGTTGATAGTGGAGTGGTCGTTAGCGTAGTGTTAGGCATTTCGTCCTCCCATACACGATGACCTATATAGCGTTCGGGGTCTTTACGGTACTTTACTTCTCTACTAGCGATATATAATGGTAAAGCCTTAAATATATCTTCTATCTCTTTTTCTTTTAGCTTACTCCATTTAGCTTTAGCCTTATCCTTGCCTACCTTCTTATTGTAGATATTCCAAAACTCTTCGAATCGTTCATTAGTATTATTATTTAATTCTTTATTAACCTTATATATTATGTGGTCATTTTTTACCATAGGCTCTGGTAAAATTTTATCAGAGGGGGGTGCATTTTTTACCATAGGTATTAAAAGCCTTAGCTCTCTGACATTCACCTCTCCATTAGGCTTTCTCTTAACTAATCTGCTAATCAAATGCTTCTCCTCTAAATAACTAATCCACTTCCTAACACTTTGAGAATTAACCCCCAGAGCATTACCTAGGTATTGATTACTTGCATAGCAGTATCCATCCTTAGCGGATAGACTATTAATCAATCCCATAAGAATCTTATGCGAACACGATAAGTCTTCTCTTTTTAATAACTCGAAAGGGATTGCTATAAAACTCATATCTCTTGCAGTATTTTATCTGCGTTTTTTATTGCATTAAGAATACCATCTATCTTTTTTACTAGTATATCATAAGACTTCATTTCAGGCTTAGCATACTTAAAAACAGCTAGATACTCATCTAATTCTATCTCGTAATACTTCTTGCGAAAACGGACAACAGCTAGAAATGCTTGATTCTTAATATCTTCTATATCATCCATTAGACAAAAATAAACCCCCAAACTTTTGTCGCGAAAAGAATGGGGGTGGTTCAAGTTACCTTGAATACCGAATGTGATGACCGCGACTTCATCACACCCGATTAGATTTTCAAATCTAAATAATTTTATTCAATTATACAACTTCTGTTAAATAAATTATATTCATTGTTGGAATCCCCACAGTCCTAAACATTTCAGTTGGATGTGTGAAGATTAATGTGCGAAAATCAGGCGTTCCCTCAAGAAATACCATAAAATTAGACTTCTCTTTGTTGAGTAAACGGTATTCAACAAGGTATTTCTGTCCTTGAATTAGCTTACTCGTGTCTACATTTGGATTATTTACCTCATAAATTTCTCTACGTGCTCCTGACTCTGTCAAATATGTTCCTGTTACTTTTCTCATAATGTTATAATGTTTTAGTTGTTTAAAATTTTGTGCCACTTGTCGCTTTCCTCGTTAGGATTGTTTATGTATGCAATAAGAGCATCTAACCCTTCCTTGTTGTCAGAAAACGCAATCTGTTTGCATCCAATCGTAATAATCATACCTCTTGACAGATACTTTAGTGTTATTTCGTATTGTCTTAGTATATCATTGTCAGAAGGTCTGTATTCTTTTGATAGTAGCATACTATTTTCATTAGTTGCCAATCTGTTTTCTTCTATTGCTATTGCTTCCATTATTATTTTTTGTTTAAAATTATTTCAAAATTACCTTGTGCCATTACCGTGCGACCATCGACGGTATTGAATGTTATACCCTTACCGTAGACTCTAAAATTGTCTACGCAATAGGTGCTAAAATCTGTCTTGATTGTGTACTTACTCTCATTTCTTGATAGGAACAATGTTACTGCCACTCCCAGCAAACAAAACACGCCCACAAGAATTATAATCAATTCTCCTGATACTTTTTTCATAATGTTTGGTTGTTTAATAAATTACGATTAGATAATATGTTGCGAGGACAAACACGCCCCCAATAATTAATTCAATTAACTCTTTGTATGTTGGTTTAGAATTCATCTTTTGTTCTTACTGTTAATTTAACGGGTGATGGGCTTTGATAGTCTGACGTGCCACCACCTGTCACCTCATAAATACTTATATTAATATCTTCCTCATATAAGATATGGATATCAAACAATGAACCGTTAAATTCAAATGCGTTCCATTCATCTAATTCTTCGTAAGGAATAATTGCCTCGCAGTCAACCTTGTTAACACGAGCATACACGCACATCCTCTGCTTGAAAGGGTTTATTATTACATTAAAGCTAGTCGCCATTCTTTCCCATATTTTTTACTTCCTCAAAAAATTCTTTCCATTTAGCATCTGTCATTGTATCAATATGATTCTTTAACAGATATAAATCGTCGACAATTAAGTCGATAAGACCGTCTAATTCTAGTCTCATATATATGTCTCTGTCCCTTGTTGTGAATGATGCGTGACGACAGTCCTCAATCGCATTCAATATCTTTTCTCTGTTGTTCATTAGTCTAGTGCACTTATGAGTGCTTGAATATCGTCGATAAGAGAAAATTCCTCGTAGAATTCTGATATTCTTTCCCCATCTGAGGTAAATAATCTGTCTCCTAATTTAGAGCGTAACTCCTCTAGTAGTTTATCCGCCAGTGCTTTTGTTACTTCGTGTTTTGTCATTGTTTAGTTTAATTATATATTAAGTTTTCTATATGATATTCTATTACTCCCCAATTGATGCCAACATCTGCATCGTGGTTTCTAAGCAATCGGTCAAGAATTTCTTCCGCTTGTTGTTCAGATAATTCTGCACCCATTTGTTCTGCTAAAATTAGCACATCGTCTGTGCTCCATTTGATTTCAATAGTTTTCATTGCTTTATTTGGTCTATAATTGTATAGTACTTGTCATACAATTCATCAAATTTTTCCTGTGCTAGGTCTGTATATACAAATGTATCTTCTTCTTGTTTGTATGTTACGACAGAGCATTGTCTAAATAATGATTCAAGTTCATTATGTGCAAGTTCACTTGCTAGTTCCAATATGTTTACTGTTACGTTCATTTTAGTCTTCGAATAAGTTTTCGTAAATGTTTTGTTGTAGTCTTTCTGATATTAATTCCGTTATATACCCTGAAGATATTGTGCTGTTTAGTATCTCCATTAGTTTATCTTTTGTTAATTCATCGTGAGTAAAATACTTTTCTTTTACCTCATTGTATGCGTCTATTGCATCGTCTATTGTCCACATATATTCAATGGCGTAGTCCTTGTCGAATACTTCATAACCCCTTGAATATAATTCCTTTTTAAGTTCTGAATCTGTGTAGTTTTTCATAGTGATATTTGTTTACTTGCTATGAATAATAGTGTTACATCTTCACTCCTGTCGCATCCAGCGACTTCACATAGTGCATTCCATACTCCGTCCTTTGCAAAGTCTGTCTGTTTAAAGCGAAAGAATGCTCCTTGCTTTTTTACATTCCATTCTAGTTCATCTAGTCTTTCTATTTGGTCTCTTGTCAAAAAATTTAATTCGATTTTCATTGTGTTATTTGTTTAGTTGTGTATCTCTTAATTGCCTTATTAAATTCTACTTTGTTTCTGAAAATTTCAATATCCCAAAATGGGCTTCCATCGATATGCTTCTTAATTCCATCGTGTGAACTTATGCTGTATTTCGAGCGACCTATTTGCGGGTTTACTATAAATTGCTTTTCCATTGCTTGATTTGTTTGTGTTTCAAAAGTATGTTTAAGTTTAATGCGTGTCAAATAATATCGACGAACGGGCGGAATGTGTCGACGAACGGCTAAATTATTCTTCCTTTTTCGTCAAATTGGTAGCCGTTACCCTCTGCAAAATCAATGATACTTTCTTCGTTTGTTAGTGCATTATGGTGCTCTCTGATTTGCTTATAAATTTCCTTGCAAGTTTCTTCGTAGACGTCAATTATGTTTTGTTCTATCTTATCGAATTCCTCTTTTAACCTGTATTGCGTAGGCTTTAATTCAGGAAAATCCAGCGTAAAATCATAGCTCTTTTCGTGGTAGTATCGTCCTTTGTGTGTGAATTTTGCATACACTCCGTATTCGTTTATTACCTTAATAGCCCGCTTGTTAGTCGTAAACTTTGTAATATCGTTTACACGCCCTTCAAACATTGCCCCGTCTCCCTGAGAATATGATAAGGCGTAGTAAACGCGCTCCGCGTCAAATCCTTTGTTATGGATGAAGTCAGGGATATAGTAATTATTTATTTCGTCTTGAATTACGTCTAAAAAAGAATCCTCTAATAGTTCGTGCATCAAATCTTTTGCTCTTTGTTGCGCCGTTCCTGTTAATTCTGTAATGCTGTATGTGTTAATTGTTATCGTTTCCATTTTGCGTGTCGATTTGTTGAGATTGGAATTTATCGTGTTATATTGTATTTTAATTGCAATTCAATACTCTCAAAGTCATTGACCTTAATATCTAGGTATTTATTGCCCTCTTTTTTAGTAAAGTAATAAGTAAACAAATTACCCCTTTTGCCCCGTCTTTCTTTTGCGTAACATATAAAGCCGTTTAAATTTAGCGTGTCTAATTCCTCCCATTTGTTTTGCGTGTTCATAGTCTTTTATTTGTTTATCTGTTTCCTAATTGTGTGTATTTCGTCCGCCGTATTTAATAGGTTGCAATAAAGGCGGAGTAAATAGGTATTTAATTCCTGTCTAGTCGTATCCGTCGGACTTATTGAGGGCGTGGCGTTTATTTCCTCCATATATAACGCTAGTCGTTTAAACATTGCGTTTATATTTGTTTCCTGTTCAATGCTATTAAATTTCATTATAGAAGTAATTAAAAGTCCTAATTGTCCTCTGTGTTTTATCAGGGTTTGTGCTAGTCAATTTTACGGGGTTATATCCTGCACACGTGTACCCCTTTACTAGCGTTTCTGTTCCGCCTAGTCGTCGGAAAAATTTGACGCTATCCGCTATCCTTTCGACTGTTTTAAGGTCTACGGCTTCCGTCTCTGTTTCGCATAGTTTCCACCCTTTGCCGTCCTTATAATACTTGTCTGTCGTCTGTGTGATTATTTGCTTGTTCATTGTGTGTGTTGTTTATACTGTTTCTAAATTATATTTATTACTCAAAGTTTCTTTTGTTGACAATTTTCTATGCAATTGGAAAAAGTTATTCGCTACATAATGGAACCAATTAGAAAGGATTTTTTCCTCTTGTTTCTCTGTTGCATTTTCAGGAATAGAGCCCCATTGTTTTGCCATTTCCAAAATGTAATAGTGTCTAAATTCTATATTTATACAGCTAGGCAAGCCAGCTAAATAGTCAGCAAATGCAAGGGGTTCATTGTGATTGAAATAGGCTATATTATGGGCGTATTCCCTTTTAAATGTATTGTAGACAAAATCTATCTTTTGTTTATCTGTTGTCAATTCTACGCCGTATCCGTCGCCGTCTATGCTGTTTAGAATGTAATTAAAGGCGTGTTTCTTTGCGTGTGTGTTCATCTTATTAGCTGTTTAAGTGTTTATAATAATGGGAGTAAAAAGGCACAAAGGCAGGCAATTAATAAAGCCGTTAATAATTCGCCTTTGTCTTGTTCGGCTTCGTCGCCTAAAAAATACGTTATCACTTTGTTAAATGTTTTCATAATGCTTATGCGTTTAAGATGGTAAAAATTTGAATTCCTGCCTTTGCCACCATATATACAGCAATAAGGGCGTAAATAATTTTTAGAGTGTTTAGCGTGTTTTTCATTGTGTTTATTATTTAATAGCGTTTAATAATGCTTTTTTAATTACGTTTAATGTATAGTTCAAATGCTTACCACAAAAATCGTCACCCATAAAAGATACCTTATTAACATTGTAACGCTCTGAGCCGTCAATATATGAGCCCTGTGCACCTGTAATAGTAACGAATTGATTATTTACTATTATATAATCAATATCAACGTATTGTGGATATGTTCCGCCCGCATACGTCACGGCTAATTTGTCCGCCTTTTTTACCTCCGTTATTAACCCGTTGATTAATTCGATTTTTGCAAGTGTTGATTTTGATACGTTTTTCATTGTGTGTGTTTTTTTTGCGTTTGATTATGTGACAAATGTATATATATAGGAAACAGAGAAACAAACAATAGTCGACGAAATGGCGAAATGTGTCGACGAAAAAATGAGAATACAATAAATTATTAGAAAAGTGCAACGATAACAGGTAAAAAAGGGGTTTTCTTTTGTCCTGTAATGTGCCTAAAAATATACCCTATATTGTGTGAATTGTGGCGGGGTATGTTAGGCGGGTTATTTTGGGGCGGATAATTCAGGGCAAACAAGCCCCCGCCCCGCAAAAACTTTGTCGACTTTATCCCGTGGTCGGAGTAACTTTTCCAACATATAAAGAGGGGCAAAGATACAATGTACCAAAATGATACAATGATAATGCAACACTGTTGCAAAAGTATTAATGTATCAAAGGGATACAATAGGCAAGGGGCAAATTTTGGAATTTGAAAACGGAAAACAGACCCCACCCCGTGAAAAAATCCCGTTTGTCGTATTGTGTGGCGAGTGGTCGGATAATATATATAACCTTCAACAAACAACTACACGCTTCTAAAATTGACATTATGGTAATATCTGTATATATTTACGTTTATAAACCAAACAAACATTTTAATGCTTACTTACGATATCAAAAAATCGCCACCAAATACTGTCGTGGTTGAGGTTGGTGCTTCAATGGATGATACTGTCCAATACGGTAATTTAAAGCTCCATATAGACCCTGAATTTAATCCTACGCAGTACGCTAGAATCTATGGTCGCGTAATAGCTGTGCCAGAAGGAAAAGCTTATAACGAAGAGTCTTTTGAGATAGAAAAAGAAGTCCAGATTGGGGACATCATTTACTTTCATTACTTAACTACATCCGATGAAACGAACTGTATCTACGGCAACTATTATAAAGTACCTTATTATTGGATATTTTGTGTCGTTAGGAGTGGTAATATATTACCTGTTGGTGGCTGGACTTTATGTGAAACGGTGGTTGAGGAAGACTTTAATGCTGTTGAAGTTGGTGGTCAAAAGATTGAAGCTATAACATCGGCATCTGGACTAGTAATTGGTATCAACAAAAAGCCGTCAACTAAGTTTGCTCGATTATCTCACATTGGTCGACCATTAGTTGGAACAGATGAGTTAAAGATAGGCAAAGGTGCGCTGGTAATCTTGAATAAAAACTCAAACTTTAAGAACACCATCGAAGGAAAAGAGTACTATACAGTGCGTCAGGGGGATATTTTATGTTCTAAAGACTAGCTACCCCTATGGTAAAATATTACCACACCCCTATGGTAAAATTAGATGGGACCCTATGGTAAAAATCTACCAGAGCCTATGGTAAAATTTTACCACATAATATATAATATAATAAATAAGTATAATAAATATACTATAGCTCGCGGAGCAAAAGACTTTTATCACCCTAGAAGAGAAGACCTCCGAAGGAGAAAAAGAATTGGGACGCCGCGCCGCCGCCGAGTTTCAATACCACGTAACATATAGTAGGAGCATAACAGATATGGCATTATTTAACAAAGAAGATTTCTCAGACTTAGCAATACCTATCTATGATAGCAACCTTGCTAAAAATCCAATTATCAAACAGGTATTTGGAAACCCACCCGCTTCGGATATTCCAATTCTTATCTACGTTGCACTCATATATGACCAAAAGAGTCCGCTGCGATTAAAGATATCTAATATACAGGAGCGTAAGGAGGAGGCTGCTGAGATGGCAGGTATCAAAACAGACACAACTGACATCTTTGATTTAAGAGACAATAATATCCTTGGCTATATAAACTCCTATCTGCGCCATCAATCGTCCAAGGTATGGTCAGTATTAGCCGCTAACGAAGAAGTGTTGTGGCAGTATCAGCAAGAGTTGTTAACTCCTATCAAAGATTTTAAAAATGACAAAGATAAACTGCAAGCACTTGAAATTAAAACCAAGTTGATGCAGGAGTGTGATGCTATTATTAAAAGAATAGACGCTTACGAAGATAAACTCTTTGGCGACACTAAAGAGAAGAAGAGTGAGATTCTTAACCTAACGCCTGAAGCAATAGCAAATGTATAGAAAACACGCTAAAGGAAAGCTTTATGAGATTAACGGTATAACGGTTAGTATCCCGCCAAACGGTTATGTGTTCAATATTATTACTAACCAATGGGAGAAGCGCGAGATAATGTCTCGTTCTGTTAAGAAGGATTACCAGTACTGGGAGAGACCTGAGCCGCCTAAAGACTACGAAACAAAACGTAAGAAAGAGATTGCGGCTCAAAAGTCAAGTCCAGAGTATTATAATCCTGAGCTACAAGAATACCGCAACCAAGAATGGGACAGACGTCTTAATGGATTCTGGTTCTACAACAACGGTCACGCTACTTACATAACGGGCTTACATTACTTCTACTTAGTGCATTGGAAACTTGACGTAGGGTATCCTTCCTTCAGGATGACTGACAGAGACTTCTTTATGTTTTTGGAATACTGTATTCAAGACCCTAACTGCTTAGGAATGGTTGAGGTAACTAAGCGTCGTCAAGGAAAGACTATGCGAGCAGGTGCATTCCTTTTTGAATTAACATCTCGAAGCAAGAACAAGAACGCTGGTATCCAGTCGAAGACATTTGAGGATGCCAAGGAGAATGTATTTGCTAAAGGAGTTGTAATGCCATTTAAATACTTACCTGATTTCTTTGTTCCTATTTACGATACTGAAAAGGGTATGACTCCTAAAGGAGAGCTTCGTTTCTTTAAGACTAATAAGCGAGGCAAGGATGATGATGTTTTTGCAGAAAAGATTGAGCTAGAATCTTCTATTACATTTAAGTCTGCTGATAAGTTTGCTTACGATGGTATGAAGCTCCACAGATACTTAGGAGACGAGGCAGGCAAGACAAAGAACGTTGACGTGTACGACAGACATCAGGTCTTACAGTTCTGTCTCCAGCAGGAAGAGAATATTATCGGTAAGGCTTTGTACACTACTACCGTCGAGGAAATGGAGGACGGAGGAGAATCCTTTAAAATGTTGTGGGACGCATCTAACCAAAACGAGAAGAATAAGAACGGCAGAACACGTTCAGGATTGTACCAGTACTTTATGCCTGCTTACAAGACATTATTCTACGATAAGTTTGGTCAAGCTGACGAAGAAAAGGCAAAAGAATTTTATATGGCAGAACGTGCTGCTTTAGAGATGGACCCGCGCGCATTGGCTTCTTTTATACGCAAGAACCCTTTTACGATAGGTGAGGCATTCTTTAGTGAAGCAGAGACTTGTTTGTATGATGCGATGGCATTGAACAGACAGATGGAATCTATATCGTGGATTGCTGAAAAAGATTTATATTTGCGTGGAGAATTTGTTTGGGAAAAAGCAGAGCGCGACAGTAGGGTTGTTTTCAACGAGACGTCTAATGGAAAGTTCTTAGTTCATAAGAAGCTTAACATATACGACTACGCTAACTTTAACCAAGTAGAGGAGTATGGCAGCAGAAAGGTGCCAAAAGAAAGTAAGAAGTACGCAATAGCAGTTGACCCCTTTGACCATAGCATTACAACAAGTAAGGAGCGGTCAGATGGTGCAGCTTATGTGTATAGGAGATATGATGCGGTAGATGAGTTTAGCGAGACATTCTTAGTTGAATATCTTAACAGACCTGAGAAGGCTGAGATATTCTACGAGGATATGATTAAGCTTTGTCATTTCTTTGGATGCGAGATATTGTCCGAGGACAACAAGGTTGGATTGATTAAGTACTTTGAGTACAGGGGCTATGAGAAATTTTTAGTTAAATTACCTGGTGCAAATAAGTATGGAATCTCTGCAACAGTTAAGACGCACCAGCAGATTGCAGAAGTAACAGAAAGTTATATTACAGAGAACGTAGAAAAGGTTATCTTTATGCGATTATTAAAAGACTGGTTAACTTTTGATATTAATAAGACTACCAAGTTTGACGCCGCGATGGCATCTGGTTATACATTAATACAGGCTAACAAGTCTAAGTTTAGTGAAAGAGTAGAGCAAAAACAAAAAATATACGATATAAGGGAGATATTCCCATTTTAAGCTATGATGGAAAAAGATGTACCAAAGAATATGGACTTCCCAAGTCATTTAATCGAGACCGAGAAGAAAGACAAGAACTGGATTTCACAATACATTAAAGCTGCATGGCGAGACTTTGGAACCTATTACCCTAATCAATTATACAATGGTCGCGAAAACTATCACGAAATCAAGCTTTATATGCTTGGTAAACAGTCTGTTAGCAGATATAAGAAGTTGGTTAACCCATCGTCCACTGCTAATGAAGACCAATCGACGTCTAACATAAGCTGGGACATTCTTCCTATTATCCCTAAGTTCCGTCGTATTGCTCTTGCTACATTAATGAAGTCTGACTTCAATATTTCTGTAGATGCAATTGACCCTATCGCACAAGATGATAAGAATAAATTCTACGCAGATAATGCGGCTAAGCTAATCCTTAAAGAAGAATTTGAAAAGCAAGGTGTTGACCCAGCGTTGATTCCTGAAGCAGATATAGATGCAGCTAATCTTCAAGAGCTTGATATGTATATGAATTACTCATATAAGCATAGAATGGCTATTGAAATGGAGCAAGCTATTGACCTTGTGTTAAATATGAATAGCTTTCCACAAGAACGTGCTCAAGCTATAGAAGACCTACACGACTTTGGTATTGCTGGATACAGAGAATATTTTGACGCTGCTGGAAATATTAAACTTCGTCGCGTGAATCCTTCTAATATGGTTATGTCTTATACGACTAATCCATCATTTAAGGACGTTCAGTATATGGGCGAGGTGGTAGAGATGACAATCTCTGACTTAAAAGAACTAGCTGGCGACCAGATTACTGCTGAGCAGTATGAAATGATTGCAACTAAGTACACTAACAAGATGGGTAATCCAACGTTAGTTAAGAACACTGGTTTTAATCAAACTCGTAACTACGATGGTTTCCGTATTTCAGTATTAGATATTGAGTTCTACTCAGTTAATAGCTTAATCTTAGAAGAGCGTGTTAACTCAAAAGGCAACATTGTTGTGGGTCGCGCTTCCAAGGTTAAGGGAAATCGCAAAGATAAGAAATATTCTAAGACAGACTATAAGGTAGTTTACCAAGGTAAGTGGATTGTTGACAGCGATGTATTCTTTGACTGCAAGTTAGCTACAAATATGAAGCGCGCTAAGTCAGATTTGACTAATACGTCTTTATCTTACCACGTTGTAGCGCCTAACATCTATCAGATGGTTACTTACTCGTTAGGTAGTCAAATGAAAGCTATTGCTGACCAGATTCAGTTAGCGTGGTACAAGCTACAGAATGTGATGCTACGCGCACGTCCTCGTGGTATTATGATTGAAATTGGCGCGTTAGAAAGTGTGCCTATTGGTAAGGGTGGTAAAGCGCTTAAGCCAATGGAAATCATTGACCTATACAACCAGACAGGTAACTTAGTTTACCGTAGATTGTCTGACGAAGGTAACGCTAGTAATTATAAGCCTATTGAAGAGCTTGACAACGGTATTGGTAATGAAGCGGTACAATACTTCAACATTATTACTAATAATATCCAGTTACTTCGCGACATTTTAGGATTTAATGAGATTACTGACGGTTCAACACCTGACCCGCGTACATTAAATGGTGTGGCGAAGTACGCGTCTGAATCTACTAACAACTCTTTAGACTTTATTAAACGTGCTGAAAGAGAGTTACTAGAGAAGTTATGTTATAGCTTAACACTTCGTATTCAAGATTCTGTAGAGAATGGTGGTATTGAAGGATATATCCGTGCACTAGGTAGTTCATCAGTTCAATTCTTTAAATTAGACCCTAACACAAGTGCACACGAGTGCGGATTGGTTGTTTCTCAGAAACCAACGGAGTTCGAGAAAGAAAAACTTGCACAAAGGGTAAACTTAGCAATCCAATCTGGACAAATCACTTTAGCAGACGCTATTATGCTAGAGAACCTTGAGAATATGAAGTATGCAGAGGTAATGCTTGCATACAAGATTAAGCAGAACGAGGAAGATAAGCAGAAGAAAGCAGTTGAGATGCAGCAGATGAATGGACAAATTCAAATGCAATCAGCTCAAGCAGCAGAACAAGCTAAACAACAGACTATTCAAGTACAAACTGCAGCCGAGTTGCAGGTAATGGAAAGAAAAGCGCAGCTAGATGCCCAAATATTAGCAATGAAGTTGCAGAATGAGGCAATGATTGAGCAAGGTAAACTTGAGGGCAAGATTAATACGGCTAAGATAGAAGCAGACAGCCGAGAGTACATTGCCCAGATTAAGAAGAGCGAAAAACCAGTTGGAAATAAATAGGAATAGTTTATACATTTGCATAACCAAACAATAAAATAATATGGCAGAGCCAATTAACCTAGACGATTTATTGTCTAAAAACGAACCAATTGAAACAACAGAAGAAACTACAGAGACTTCCGAAGAAACTAGTAGCGCAGATGATGCTACTGAAGTTGAAGGAGTTGATGTTTCTAATGAAGATAATGAGCCTCAAAACGTTGAGGATTCAGTAGATAGTACTACGCAAGAGGAAAGTACCGAAGGATACGCAGAAGAAACTGTAGTTCAAGAACCTGATACGACTCAGGATGACACAGAATCTGCTCCAGAAGAACAACCAAAAGCGCAGTATCAGTTTAAAGACCCGTTCATTGAGAAGGCAGTACAGTACTACGAGACGTATGGTACACTGCAGCCTTTTTTAAGAGCAACCGAAGTCGATTACGCAGAGATGACTGACCTAGAGGTGCTTAAAGTTAAGTTCGACACAGAGAACGCTGACTTAAGTCCAAAGGCAAGACAGAAACTGTTTGACAAGGAGCTTGAACGATATGATTTAGATGCGTATGATGAGGAAGACAAGGAAGTAGGAGAAGCTTTATTAAGGCGAGATGCACAAAAGCTACGAAAGACTTTTATGGAAGAGCAACAGCAATTCCTAAGTAATGTTCAATCACCACAAGCGTCGACAGGTCCTTCGCAAGAAGAGCTTGCTGCTCAACAAGAACAGAGCAGAAAAATTATCAGTGAAGGAGTGTCAGGAGTAGTTAAAGACAACATCATTAAAATAGGTGCTAACGGAGAAGGTATTAACTACCAGATTCAAGACACAAATGCTGTAGTTGACTACGCAATGGACTCAAACAAGTTTCTTTCCATCTTTGCAAAAGACGGAAGTGTTGATTGGGATAAGTGGACAAAAACAGTTGCATTCGCACAGAATCCAACTCAATTTATAAGCGAGTTAATTAAACACGGAAAGTCTTTAGGACGCAAGGCGATGGAGTCTGAACTAAAGAATGTTGTACCTCCGACGATTAACAAAACGGTTGTTGAGTCTAACAGTATTGAAAGACCATCAGATGACCCAATTGGATTCTTACAAGGTATGACTATTACTAAAAAATAGTGTTTAACAATTAAATTATTTAAAACATGGCTATCGCAGCAGGTAACATCGACAGAACATTCTTGTCGACTGTTTCATTCACAAACACGTTAGAGCAACGTGAAATTTTAAAGGACGTACTTGACATCTATGATGAAGAGGCGTCTATGTTGGACGTATTAGATTGGACAGGTAAGTCAAAGGCTTCTGCTCAAACTGAATACTTCACTGTACAAAACAACTTCTTGTATGCTACTGCTACAGTTAAGACTCCAGGTACATCTGCGGGTTCAGCTGGTGCTGCTGTAGATATCACTTGCGTTGGCGCAACTTCTGTTAAGCCATTAGTAGGTGAATTGATTTTGTTCGCTAACGGTATCGTTGGTTATGTATCAGCTATTTCTTCTGCTACAGACTTCGTTCTTACTGTTAAGCCAGTTAACTCTGCAGATGCAATTCCTGCTGCTACAACTGGTTCTAAGTTATCATTTATGTCTAACGCATACGCGGAAGGAACTGGTTCTAACCAAATGCGTAAGTCTGACTTGATTAAGCGTTCTAACAAGTTACAGATTTTCAAAACTAAAACTTCTATCACAGATATCGCTTACGGTTCTAAGATTGAGGTTGAGTTCAAAGGAAAGCCTTACTACTTCTTAAAGCAACAGCACGATGCATATTTGAAGCACCGTA